ATCATCAATATCATCAATATCATCAATACCACAAACAATTTCTTTGTATTTATCATTATCAATATAATTTTTTATTTTTTCAAGAAATTCTCTAATATCATAAATAGAATATCCATATAAACAAAAAGAGCTAGATGAGCTATTACTTACAAACCCATTTCTTATTTTCATTTCGGCCTCCACATTTTTAATTCATCATTCCAGAAATATTTTTTATTAGATGTATAATCAGGATTATTAGGATGATGAACACTATCTAAAGGTATACCATAAAGATCTTCATTTAACATACCATCTTTATCATCACTTTTGTTATCAATAACATTAGTATTGTTTTTTATAGCATCTTCAATATTATCCAATTTGTTTTTTAGATCTTGCCCTATTTGCATTATATTTAAAAGAAGTTCTTCAAATTGTTCTTTATCCATTTTATCTCCTTATCCGTTTCTACCTGCTCCATAAATAATTGAAAAATTATCAACATATTTTTCAATTTTTTCAATTTTTTCTTTAAAATTATTATTAAAATCTTCATAATCAAAACTATAATCCATGTCACCTTGACCATGAGGATCGAAAAATGAATCACCTTCATCACCTAAATAATCAATAACTAACACATTGTCTCCCTTTGAAAGTTTATCAGGACCTAATGATAGTTCTTCATATTTGAATGACTCAACTATTACTTCTTTATCTTCAAAAGGGACAATATCAAAATCATAATCATCTTTAATAATTTCTTTAATTTTTTCTAGATTATTAATTTTTCCTAAACCAATAAGAAAAGAACTAGATGAGCTATTACTTACAAAACCATTCCGTACTTTCATTTTAACCCCCTTTTTTAAACTTTATTATATAAATGTCCATTTAAAACTATTGGTTTTGCCATTTTCTCTTAACATATAATTATAAACTTTGCCTATGTTATTGTTTTCGTCAACAAAACGAATCATCTTTTTTTCATGTGGGCTCCATTCATAATTATAATAATTAACATCATTTAAAAAATTATTATATGTAATGTCATAACCATATAATTCATTAAATTTTTCCAATAAATAAGATGTTTCTAAAACAAATGTTAACATATTAATTTTTCTATTTGTTCTATTTTTAATAATAAAAGTTGAATTGTTTATAATTTTCACTATTATCCTCTATTTTGCATTAGTAAATAATTACCATAATCCTCTGCTTCTTTTTTTGTAGAACAACATTCTTTACATAAAAAAACAAAGTGATCTTTTATTGGTTTGGTATACATCACCCACCCCCTTTCAAATCTTACCATTTTTTCACAGTGATAACATTTCATAGGTTTAACAATTGGCAATTTTCTATATATTTCATATGGATAATCGTATCTAAAAGACATAATTTATTCCTTTTATACATAAAACAAAGGGCATTTTCTATCGTTTTTAAGAAGTGTTTCTCTGAATTCATTAGTTTTTTTATTCATCCACACATCATTTACAAAATCACTGCAAGAGGGCACATGAATACCATTTTTCCATTTTCCTTCACCCTCTGAAAACGAACAAGGAAAAAAGTAACCTTTGCTATTAATATATGCAGAAAAACATGCAGATTCACATGGTTCACTAACTGTTTCAAACATTTTATAATTTTCTCTATCTTTTACACTATTAAGAAATTTATGACAAGAACAACTATCAAATCCAATTGGAACGTTGTTATCTAATGCATAATTAACTACCTTTTTAAATTTCTCTTGTGATAATGGAGTAAATTTTTTACCTCTACCTTTCTCTTTTAAAGATAATAAAACAATAGCATTAAGATTTTTTAATCGTTTATCTCTTAAGATATAATCATTAAATGTTTCATAAATTTGATCAATTGTATTTTCACTTACAAGTATATGGATATTTGTTTGTGACATGCCTCTATCCACAAGCTTTTTAACAGAGTTATAACAATAATTTTTATTCTTATATCTTGATACTGCTACAGCACCACATAATTCTACTAATTTATCCGCTGTATCATCTGATATATCAGCTACAGTAATATTAGGAACAATATCCTTTTCTCTAGCATATCTCATCATGTTAAACATATCAGGATTAGAAGTGCCTTGTGCATCAGCACCTATTGCTATTTGAGTAATAGTTTCAGGCATTTTATCTATTATGTTTTTAAAAGTATCTAAAGACATATTAGATTTGTTATATGGTGTATTAGATTTATAACAGCATGGACAAGGAATGCCACCAGGCCCTTTACAAATATCAGTTATTTCTATGTCAAGAATTTCATTGCCATACTGGGAATAAACAGGATCATCTTCTGTATCCACCCCCCATCTAACAAAGAACCCATTTTCTTTATTAAAAATAAAATTATAATCGGGTTTGTTAAATTTTTTAATTTTCATATACCATTCCTTATAAAAACACCTATGGTGTTAACAATAACGCCATAGGTGTCTTTTTAATTAACATTATTTAATAGAATAATAGTTCATAATATATTCAACAACAAAAGAATACCGATTATTTTTGTAATATCTGGACATTCTATCAAAAAATTGTGGAATTTCTTTTTTAACAGTAAAAGGAATGATATCATCAATGAGTTCAAATGTAGGAGTATAATCAGCATATTCGAAGTATTTATCATATCTATCTGTTATATTATGTATTGCTCTATTTTGAGCAAGTGAAATACCTGTGGTTTTATCAAATTCATCTTCTTTATTTGTAAGTGACCATCCAAAACAAACTTGATCATCAATAACACAAGCAAAAAGTACACCAATTTTTCTATTCTGGGAATCTTTAATATACTTAAAAAGTTCATTTTTCATAAGATCATCAACCATTACCCCGTCGTATTCCAGGTCACAATCTACAGATACACACATAATAAATCTCCTTAAAAATTTAACATTTTGAATGGGGTGATGAGGCGGATTTGAACCGCCATACAAGGGGTCACAGCCCAAGACTTTTACCATTTAAGATATCATCACCATACTTTTTATATAATACAATATTTATAGGCTATTTGTCAATCATTTTTTTTATTCTTTTTTCATATTCACATGCATCTCTTTCCATTTTTAAAGTATCTTTATTAAATATATTATGTTTATGTTGATAACAATGTCTTATTTCATGTGCAATAACAGATATTAATTCATTTTTATCCCTTTTATTAATAATTTCTATTTCATCATAACCTAAACAAAGACCATTAGCATTATATTGATTCATATCTTTATATGAACTAATATTTACTGTAAGAGTATCAAGATATAAATCAGACATTATAAAATCACATAAATAATAAATAAAGTCCAATCTTTTACCTGATACTTGTACTGATTGATCTATTATTATAGATTTTTTCATGATATAATATCCCCTTATTTTTATAGATATTATATCATGTTTTCAAAGAATGTCAAGATATTTATAGATTTTTTTGTAGAATAGGAACTATCATACCACCTATATTTGTTATCTCTTTTTTTTGTTTATTGGTTATATCTGCTTCATTATAATCAGGATTCTCTTTTATAAAATCCTTGATGATATCTTCCATAAAATATTTAATATATTCACCTATTTGTTTTGGTGTTTCTATCATACCATATTTACTAAAAATATTATCCATTCTTGTCTCTGTTACATATTGTAACAGAATTTCATGATATTTCTTAACAATAGGGTCCATTTCTTTTTTAATCTTTGGTTTATTGTTAGCTTTTTCAGAAAACTTTTTAGATTTTTGTTTAAGGATAAATCTTTCACCATAAGTATTATATATAACATCATACATTGGCTTAATAACAATGCCTTCAGCAATATTATTTTCTATCATTGTTCCATTATGAACATTAGAAACACATGAATTAAAGTTCTCAACATCAAAGTCCAAAGATTCATTCAATGTAACGTTTCTTCTAATAATAGGCACCATAGGCAAATTACAATGGACCATAAACTCTTCAAACTCTTCAAATGGTAAATACTCACTATTCATTTTGATATCAAAAAATAACAATTTTTTATTATCACAATAGAAAACATTCTTTTGAACACCTGTTCCATGTAATTCACCATAGAGATTGATAGCCATATTATTAATCATAGCATAATTAATAATATCAGAAAGATCAATATAACTTAAAGCCTCTTGAAAATTATAAAAATTGGCTTCCTCACCAATAATATTATTTCTTGAAGCATATTTAACATTGCCCTTTTCGTCAATCAAAATTTGAAAATTAGCTCCATGGATTTTTTCCATGATAACAAAGGACGTATCATGATTATTGTTATTGAAAAAATCATTAACAAATTTTTGTCTATAAGAATTCTCTATTTCATTATATTTTTCAAATGGCATTTTAACCCCCTTTATGTTTAGTATAGGCAAAAATATACTATTTTTATAAATATGTCAAGATATTTTCAATAAATTGAATTTATATATGGCATATCACATGAAAAATAATTATGTTCATCATCTTTCAAACTTATTTGTCTATTATTATCACTTTCTCTGTATGCTACATGTATCCATCCATCCGGGAAAAATTCTCCTATGAGTTCTCTAAAATCACAATGTTTATATATCCAATTCATAATATCTATTAATTCAACACCTTTATCAATTGGTTCTATATCAGCTGCTTCACCTCTAGTATGATTAGAATTAATATTACTACCTATCTCTTTACATAATTCAGGTGTTCTAAATCCTGACGTTATTCTTATTGGCCCGAATTTATCTCTTACAGGTTGTAATACATTTTTAGTAAGGCTTTCAAGATTTTCTAATTGATCATAATTAGGAATATTTTTTATTCCTTTTCTCTTAGCTGTAGATGATCTTATAAGTTCATTATATGTAAAATTAGATTCAATTATTATTTTTACTCTCTGGTTCATCATATTCATCATTTATCTCCATTATTTCTATATCTTCTATTAATAGCCATGACACATAATGTTTGCCTATAGCAATTTTATCTCCAAAAATACCATGTATAACACCTGTTTCTATAGTATCTGTATTTTTATTTCTCCATTTTATTTTATCTTTTAGTTTCATAATTCTAATACCAGTTTACTGTCGAAATTAGGATTCTCCTCTCTTTTATAATACCCGAAACTATTTTCAACAAACAAGGTATCATATTTTGTGAACATTTTAGATTGATGCAAATGACCAGATACCCATAAACTAATATCATATTTTTTTATGATATCATCCCAGTTATTTGTAAAAAATGGATTTAATGGGCTACCAATATACTTAGAAGGCGTGAAATCAAATAATGGAGCATTATGTGTTATTACTATTATTTTTTTATCTTGGTATTTTTGCAAATTATCAATCAGAAATTTTTTAGCTGTTTCACAAAATTCAAATCCTTTATACTCATCATAAACAAGGTCATTTATATAACGGAAATCATTCATTAACAATGATCCTTCTTTATTAAAAGTGTCCCACCATCCACATGTACCTAAAATAACATAATTATCATATTCAAACACATCATTATCAAGAAAGAAAATATTATCGTGTTTTTTTGATTTATCATATAGAATTTCATTAACTTTTTTAACATCAAACCCATAATAATCATGATTACCAGCAATAATAAAGACATTTTGATCACAAAAAATATCGCTAATAATTTTAAAAGTGTTATCTATATCATATGGTGTAGAAATATCACCAGCAATTAATACACAATCAGCATTCGTTTTCATACTATTTAAAAGTGATGTTTTTTCCCTTTCACTTGGTATAAATTCTAAATGAATATCACTTAATATTTGAAATTTCATTTTTGTATTCCTCATATTTCTTTTTAACTATATGTCCTTTGCCAATAATAATCATAAAGATATTTTTAATCATTGTCAATATTTTATCATCTATAGTTGTTTCTGTTTTTCTTGCCATTTTGGATAGAAAAACATATATAGAAAGCAAAGTAAATTTGTTTACTGCTATAGCATTAACAACAAGCGGTATCATTTTAATAATCAAAGCATCAATAGAAAACATTTTATTTATCCCATTCTCCGTTTTTTATTATGTCATTTAAAGATACATATGTGATATCATTAACAAAATAACACCATGAATAAATATATTCATTTGTTTTTTCATTTTTAACGATAACACATCCTCTTTTATAAAAATAAGGATGCCCCTCTAATTTATCAATTTTTTTGAAAATTTCGTCATCAACTTCATAAATTTCTCCTTTTATAGTGGTGCTATATTCATGATCATTTTTTTTAATAAGATAAGGCAAACTATCATGAACAAGTAAAAATGGATCTTTTGTTATACCATTGCCTAAAAATTCTGAATTTTCTAATAATGAGTTATTATATTTATTAGATTTAAGAGTGCCATAAACAAATACAGTATGTGTCATTTTAAATTATCCTTATTTAAAAATATTCTTATCTTTATTAAACAAGATAACGAATTTATTAAAAAATGTCAATGATTATTTAACCATTTTTTTATTTGTTCTATTTCTTTTTGTTTATTTTTTATCCAGCTTGCTTCATTTACTATAAGCAAATCAATACTTAATTTTTTACATTGATCTTTTTTTATTGCATCATTTATTTTTCTTTCTTTTAAAGAATGCCAATAAGTGCCATTATATTCTATTGCCTTTTTTAAATCAGGTATCCATATATCCAATTCTAAATTATAACCAGTTAAAGGATTAAATATTTGGGTTCTATCATTTCTTATAATATTATACCCTAATGTTTCAATATAATCCTGTAATTCTTTTTCGTCTTTACTTGATTTAGATTCATTCCAACATATAGGGCATCTACATCCTTGTTTAAAACTATAAAATTTAACTTTGTATCCATGCCCTTCTGGGCATTTTAATAATAATTCTGTACTATTATTTTTATACTTTTTGGATAATAGTTGATACCCTTCCTTTTCAATATAAGATTTAACATATTCATATGTAAGTTTTTTATTACCATAACATACAGGACATCTAATACCATTTTTAAAATGTAAAAATAATACATTATATTCATGTCCTATAGGACATTTTATCAATAATTTTGTTTTACTATTAATATAAGTATCAGATAGTAATTGATAACCTTTTGATTCAATAAAATATTTAACATATTCATATGTTAATTTTATATTGCCTGCACAAAATGGACATCTTCTGCCTTGTTGAAATGAACCAAGTGTTACTTTGTACTCATGCCCTATAGGGCATTTTAATAATAATTTTGTATTATTATTTTTATATGTATCAGAAAGTAATTGATAATTTTCTTTTTCTATATACTCTTTTATATATTGATATGTATATTTTTTTGGCATTAAGATATATTAGCCTTTACATCCCTTGAATCATTAGAAGTTTTAACATCATCAATCCATTCATCATATTCAGTCTCACAATACATTTTAAGAGACCTTGTATCTATATAGAATTTTTTAATATCACCTACTCTCCCACCTATTCTATTTTTAATAATTTTCCAATGAATTTCATTTTCATAAGTAAATAAATCATCATCATCACCAAGAAACACCATTAAATCTGAAGTAGCTGGTATACCACTTGAATCAGCTGTATAATTATGATCAATTTCTTTTAATTCCATTTTTGATCCTTCCCTATTAATCTGTGTAGCTGTAACAATAGGAACATTGAATTCCAAACTTAATGCTCTTAACTCTTCTGCGACTTTTTTACCATCTATATATAGATTACCTCTTTCTATCTCAGCTTTCATAATACCAATATAATCACAATATAAAATATCAATATCAATTTTTCTCATTTTAAGTTCTCTAAGATATTTTCTAAAATCATTAACAGTAGCGTTACCAGTTGGAAATTCTTTAATAAAAAGTTTACCTCTATCTTTATTATTTTTTACCAGTTTAGCTATCTCTTTAATCATATATGATCGTGTTTTTTTATTTACATACATTCTATTAATATCAGTTTTAGAATATATAGAGTCGAATCTTTGTGAAAACACATCTTCTGACATTTCCATTGACATCAATACTACATTATGACCATGTTTAGCCTGTCTTGCTGCTATATTAGCCATTAAAAGAGACTTTCCTTTATGTATTGGTGCACCTATAACAGAAAGGGTATATGGCACAAACCCGCCATTAAGATATTCATCTAATTCAGGGTAATAAGATGGTATTCTTTTCACATCTGAATTTATAATTCTATCCATCCTAATACCAAAATCATCAAAATATTCTGAACCAAGATTTATTTTAAGATCTTTGCATAATGCTTCTTCTACTATATCTCTTATTTTTTGTGGGTTATCACCTTCTTCTATAACATCAACACCTTTCATAATGGCTGATTTTATAGCTTTATCTTTCAAATAAAGATTTGTTTGTTCAAATAACCATTCATAATTTTTTGATATATCAAAATCAAAAGTATTAATCTCATCTAATACTTTTTTTACATCCTCAGTATCAGAAGATTCATTAATAATAATAGTGTTTTGTGGTATCTCACCAAAATTTTTTATATTATTTTTAACCGATGAAAAAACAGATGATACACCAGGCGTATCAAAATAATCAGCATTAAAAACTGATATAACTTTAAACGCATAGTCATCATTATTAATCATTGTTTTAATAATACACTGCTCTATATATGATGTATTCTTTATTAATTCCATTTATATTCCTTTAAAATCATCACATTGTAAAATTTTCACTCTAGAAGATTGTTTGCACTTTTTAGAACATTTTTTACATTTTACATTGATATATTTAAACCAATGTTTGTTAATTTCATTAACATTAAGTTCACATGGATGACCATCATAAAAATAAAGATCTTTTACACCCATTTCATTCATTAATTTTTTAGTATCTTTTTTATTAAAAAAGAGCCCAAGTATCTCTTTATTGTCTTCGAATTTTTTATAATCTTTAAAATTTTCCACTTGTTTAAAACTTTTTATCATAACATCATCTGATTCAAAAAATATTTTATCATTTTTTATATATAAATTACCATAGGTTATATGATTACCCTTCATTACAGCAATAGCTCTCATTATATATCCCCATTAAAGCATATATCTTCTATTATTTTTTTTATTTTTTTATTAATTAAAGAAAAATCTGTATTAGAATTAGAATTAAGAATATCATATTTATAATACATTTTTTCATTAGTAATAGCTATATTATATAAAGATAAAAGTAAACCATCTTCCATCTTTATTATATATAAACCATTGTCAATATCTGATTCAATTATTTCATATTTCATAAGTGTTTGTTTGCATCCTCCTAATTATATATTTATTATCAATATAACACTTTAGATGATATAAGTAAATTTACATTATAATAATAATATGTTATATTGATATTATTATAAAAATCATAGGAGAATTATATGAATAAATTAGATGAACAATTGTTAGAAAAAATTCAACAGGATATAGAACAAAATGACATATTAAAACAATTATATAAAGAATATAGTGTTAAAGATTTATTAGAGTATAATGAATATAATATATCAAACAAAATAGCAAATAATCCTTTTATATCTGAACAATTTAGACTTTTATATTTAAAAGAGTCTCAAAACCATAAAAGAGTTGAAATACTATATGAAGAATTAGTAGGCAAAAAATATGATCATTATAAATATGAAAACGAAAAAACACTCACTAAAACAGAAATAGAAAGATATTATTTACCAAAAGATGAAAAAATAAAAGAGATGAAAAATCTTTTATATAAACAAGAATTAAAAATGGATTTCTTTGAATCAGTTTGGAAAGCATTAGATAAACAAGCATGGTTAATGAAATTATTTTTGAAAGAACAAGGATAATATAATGAAAGAAACAGTAAAAATATCACTTTATAAAGGCCAAAATATCTGTGTAGAAACAGAAAATTATCATTATCTTAACGATTTATATAAACATTTCGAATTTTATGTAAAAAATTATAACTTCATACCAGCTTATCAATCAGGCAAATGGAACGGAAAAAAAGGGTTTTTTAGAAAATCATCAAGAAGTTTGCCATATGGGTTGCTTACCAGACTTATAAAGTTTACCCAATCAGAATACAAAAATCATATTAACATAGAACTAGATGAAGATGTAAAGAATACCTTTACAGGTGAAAAAAACCCAAAACCAAAATGGGATTTATTATATAAACCTCATTATTATCAAGAAGAGGTAATATTAACAGCACTTAAAATGTCTAAAGGCATTTTTAAAATGCCTACAGCCAGTGGAAAATCTCTTATGATTACCTATATTATAAAACATTTATTAGAAAATAATAAAACAAAGAAATGTTTAATAATAGTCCCTACCATTAGTCTTGTTAGACAATTTAAAGATGATATGATTGATTACGGCATAGAATATAACAAAATTGGCATGGTTAATAAAGATTATAAAGAATGGGATAATAAAATAGTTATATCAACATGGCAATCATTATCAAATTATGAGAATGAAATAAAAAATTTTGATTGTGTTATTGTAGATGAAGTACATGGTGTAAGAGGTGACATATTACATAATATTCTTAAAAAATCATCAGCATTTTGGAGATTTGGTTTCACTGGTACTATGCCAGATGACATCTTAGAAAATATTCAAGTGCAAAGTTATATAGGACCAGTTTTAAAATCAAAAAAGAGCAACATACTTGCTGAACAAGGATATATAGCAAAATGTAATGTCAAAATCGTCAATGTTCAATATAGTGATGATATAGAGGGAACCTTTTCAGATGTTAAAAATGAAGTATTTGCAAAAGAATACAGGCTTAATATACTAAAACAAATTATTAAAAATGTCAATGGATCAATCCTTCTATTAGTTGATAAAGTTGAAAAGGAAGGTGATATACTAGAAGAGTTTTTAAAAGCTCAGCCTGAATTCAAAAACAAAGAAATATTTTTCATATCAGGCAAAATAAATGATAAAGAAAGAGCTTATTGGCAAAAGAAAACTCATAATAATGACAATATTATATTAATTGCTACATTTGGGGTATTCCAAATGGGCATCAATATAAAATCATTAAAATATTGTGTTCTTTGTTCATCTTTCAAAAGTAGTATAAGAATACTACAAAGTATAGGAAGAACTTTAAGAAAACATATATCAAAAGATGGTACAGGGTCATGTATTTTTGATATAAATGATGATGTGAAATATTTAGATAAACATGGGAATGAGAGAAGAAAATTTTATACAAATGAAGAGTTTAATGTGGATGAAATAACAATTGAAGAATCTAGACCTTGTTTAAATTTCAAAGATATCATATAGCATAAAAATCACAATGGTTATTTGTCTAATAGCCATTGTTTAATTCTTTTCCTTTCTATATCATTGTTATTAATCCATTTTTCATCACTTACTATTAATAGGTCAATGTTTCTTTGTATGCATTGATCTTTTTTTATATCATCGTATTTTTTTCTATCATTTAAACTATGCCAATAAATGCCATTGTATTCAATGGCTTTATTTAAAGAAGGTATCCATATATCCAATTCTAAATTATATCCTGTTAAAGGATTAATTATCTGTGTTCTATCATTTCTTATGATACTATAACCAAGTGATTCAATATAATCTTGTAACTCTATTTCCCCCTTTGATATATTATTACTACAAAAAGGGCATCTTTGGCCTTGTTGAAAATCATTAAATTTTACTTTATATTCATGGTCTTCTGGGCATTTTAATAATAATTTAACTCTATTATTTTTATAATTTTCAGATAATAATTTATAATTTTTTGATTCTATAAAAGACTTAACATAGTTATAAGATAATTTTTGATTCACACATATTGGACATCTATGGCCTTGTTGGAAAGCATTCCATCTTATATTATATTCATGATCTTTTGGGCATTTAATCAACAGATCACTTCTACTATTAATATATTTTTCAGATAATAATAGATAACCTTTTGATTCTATAAATGATTTAACATAATTATAAGATAGTTTTCTGCATATAGGACATCTTCTATTATTTTTAAAATGTGAAAATTTTACTTTATATTCATGATCTTCTGGACATTTTAATAATAATTTTGTGCCACAATTTATATAATCATCAGATAATAATTGGTAACCTTTTGATTCTATATAAGATTTAACATAACTATAAGATAATTTTTTTCTACCAACTTTAGTTTTTTCAATTTTTTGGATTCTATTAATTTTCAAAGGTTCATAATCTTTCACCTTTGTTATTTTTACACTAAAATCTGTCATTAAATTTCTGCTATTATTTTCTTTTTATATAATGATTTTAGTTCTTTAAAAAAATCATCTTTTAATTCATCACCATCATCAAGAAATATTTTATAAAGAGCACCTGTTTGTGTATTTTGGTATTCTTCTAATTCTGCATTTGCTGTGATGATATTTTCAGCAAAATTATCCATTAGAAAATTTTTAACAGAACAATTATAAGGTATATCAAACATTTTATTGAATGATTTTTTGTTTAGTATGTCTCGTTTAACCAATTCCTTTTCTATGATTTTTTGTAATTCGACCCATTTTGTATTTTTTTTATGTATATCTTTTGATATACCTATGATTATATTACCATTAAACATTATATCAGATGGTCCAAACATAGAATGATTTTCTGAACTTATAAATTTAATATTATGATCTTTATAAAAACACATTGTAAAGTATTTTATAGCTTTATCTTTACTAAATTTATTATTATTAATATAGAACAAATCATATAGACAAGCCTTACCATCTGATATAATACTCATAGCTTTATTTTTAAATTTATTATTCATATTCTATAATAATCTTTTTATTTTTGCTATTTGGTTTAACTTTTAGACCAAGAACATCAACTATTTCAACAATAGAAATTATAATAGAATCATCTGGATTTTTTAGTTCTATAGTCATAGAGTCATTATCCTCTTTAAAAGATAAAGTGTTATCATTTATATCAATAGTACCGTTTTTTTGAGATAAAATCATTCTTGATATAATTTTTCTATCTTTTGCTTTAATATTTTCTACAATCATATGTAAGCGAAAATTTTTATTCATTATAAACCCCTTTTATTATTTTTAATATTATTTATAACAAAAGGGGTTTATAATTATTCATTTTTTGATACAAAGTAATAATTTTCTGATGCATCTTTTCTTTTAAAAAGAACCATGCCACCCTTTTCATTTTCAGTGATATGGATTTTGAATTTAAAATCACTATATGAATTTTTAATTAATGATAAGAGAGCATTGATATTACTAAAATTAAAACAAAGTGATATATCTTTTTTATCAACTTTACCTAACTCAAATTTCATACTATTAGCGAATTTTGTTTGTTTATCTGTTGCCTCTACACTAAGAATTTTATCTTTAATTGTAAAATAAATTTTACCAAATTTACCAGCTATCTTTTTGATTTTATTGAATTTATCCATCATTTCATCGTCAATTTCTTGTTCAAAGAACCATTCATCAATTTCTGGTTTAGTCCCACTATAAGATGATACAAAATCAGGTGATGAAAAATGAAAACAAAGTTTCTGTTTTTTATCAGTTTTAATTTTGATATCTTCATCTGATACATCAGCATCAACAAGATCCTCATCTACAAGATCAATATAAGGTTTTACATTAATATTAGGATCAGAAAAATTAAAAGAGAAACTATCAGATGGTGGTATATCTAGAATATTATTATCAAGATTTAACATAATAACAGCATCCATTGATTGCGTTACCATATTACTAATAATTTTTGAATTTTTGAATTTTAGTTGTACTGAAGGGATAACATAATTCAAAGTAGCTTTTTTCATAACATTTTTTAATGAACCGATTTTTACTTTCATAAATAACATTCCTTTTTATTTAAGATCAATATTTAATATACGTTTAACAATTTTTTTATATGATTCCCAATCTTCTTTTTTTATATATTTCTCTAATTCCTCTATTTCTTTTTTGGATGCTTTTTTATATAACTCTAACATTTCAAGCATACCAAGATTACCTTTGTATGCAGCTTCTTTAATCATTGATTTTCTCCACTAGATTTTTTAAATCATTAGGTTTTTCTTCTTTGATATACTGTCTATAAAGAGCCATTTGTTCGTTTGTTGCGTTATTCATGAATTTTGATAATGTATTAAAATTTATATTATATTTACTATCATATTCTTTACTCCATTTATCAGCGAGCATGGCATTAGTCCCACTACCAAAAAGTGTATCTGTTAACACATATGATTCAAAAATAAAAGGCCTTCCATTAACAAAAGTTGTATAGATAGGGGATTTATATCCTAATTTTCCTTTTTGAAAAGCTTGTTTTTCATTAAACCCTAACCAATTATTACAACATTTATTTGTGCCAACAAGATAGGCTGTATTTTTATTATCTATAGACCCTTTTGGAATGATCAAAACACTATCTTGATTATACTTTTTACCTAATTCTATAATATCCTGTTCAATATTTCCCTTATCATTACTATCAACAACAAAATAAGATACTTCTTTTATTACATATCCACCTTCTGGATATGACCCAATCACTTTAGTTATATTATAATTCTTCTTCTTTAAATCGGCTGCTAATGCTGCATTTCTTTTTCTTTTTTCTTTTTTTGTTAACAAAATAGGTGTTTCATCTTCACATTGTTCACCATTTTCATCATACCCACAATTACTATATTTTCTGAATGCAGTTAATGCAGCACAATCATGTTTAACATTATGTCTCCATAATTTTGATAATGAACTTTCTTTCAAATAATCTTTAAGTTTCATATTTTCATCCTTTAATTATAATGACATCATAGCTTCTCTTTTGCTTATATTATATTTATCACATAATTCTTTTAATTCCTTTTCTTTACTTTCTGATAGTTTGCTCTTTTTAATCCATTTAATAAATCTCTTTTTTTTAGGAATTTTATCATAAAAATATTTATATGTTAACTCATCAGGTACATTAAATACTAATTTATTAGTATTAATTTTATCGACCCATGGCATCAAATCGTATTCATGTGATAACCATAACATTATAATAAAAGCACTTGCTTCTTTTTTATCATATATGATAGGGGGTTTTTTATTACATATGGCATTTAAACAACCAAATAAATCATTAGGTTTTCTTTCTTTTTTAGCCTTAGCCATCATCCCCCCAACTTTATTGTTTTGTCTTGAATCATACTAAAATACATTCTCATAAACTCAATTTCTTTATTCGCAACTATTCCACTTTTATAAGCTGAATCACCTATATGTATAACAGCGTTAGCCTCATCACTAAAAATTTGTTCCCTTGATTCACTTTCATCCATCAAATGATTATAAAAATGCTCATATAGTCCTTCATAATATACTGAATTGCTTTTTAAAATCTTTCTTACTTCTCCTGGGTCTTTATTCATTTGGCCAAGAATTTTATTATATAGTTCTTCGGATGCTGATTGAACAATAACATCAGCAAGTTTACCATTTGAAGTATTTTGTCTCATTGTAATAAATGTATTTCTGATATCAGGATAACATTTTTTAACCAATTGGACAAGTGATTTTTGGTTAAATTCAACCTTTTCTATTTTAAGAATAGCTTTGCAATATTTAAAAATTTTATCAGCGGGTGGTGCTGTTATATTAAAGCATTGGCATCTTGATTTAAGTTCAGGTATAATATATTGTTCATAATTACAAGCCAAAATAAACTGTGTATTGCTTTGTGTTTGTTCCATGAGATCTCTTAACATTTTTTGAGCACCTTGTGGACCGCTTGTAAGAGAGTCAGCTTCGTTCAGATAAACAAGTTTCATTTTACCTAATGTCATAGCTTGTGCAAATGTTTTTACTTTATCTCTAATAGCTTCAATACCTGTCTCATCTGAAGCATTAATTTTCAATGTTGTATCCTCAATATTATGATGTTTAACCATAATATTAACAAATGTGCCTTTGCCAACACCAGGCGGACCATAAATCAACATATTTGGTCTGGTTTCTAATGCTTCTTTCAATGGATCTCTGATATCATCATTGAGAATCATTGTTTTAAAATCATTTGGTTCATATTCATGTTCCCATAGCTTTCTCTCGTTCATAAACAAATATCCTTTTATTTTTTAAAAAACCTTCATCAATAATCTAATTATGAACAAAACAATGTGTTAATTTTGTTTTGCTATCAGTATGTTCTTAGCATTTAAATTCATATATTCCTTAATATTATATTAATGTTATCAATAGATAACAATTCTTTAAGAGTTTTACCTCTTCTCAATTGAAACAAGAAAGAGGAATAAGGCAAATGTT